GGGATCGGAAGCAGAGAGAAGAGATCGAGGCTGAGAGCCTCAAGGAGCAATAAATTGGCCTACCAGTCGAAGGATGGAAAAAATAACAATTCAAAGTTTCGTGCCAACAGGCGCGATAAAGCCGCTCAGGACGGTATGAAGTCCGTCGGCGAGGGGAACAAGGCTCAGGCGAATAAGATCGAGGGTAAGGGACAGAAGTCTCCTGAGAGCCGGGAGGAGAAGAGTAAACCGGCTCCTGTATCGGGCGGAGCGGGAGACAATGGCGGTCCTGTCAATGAAGGCGCCCAAGGGACGATGGCCGCGAAAGCCAAGGAAGTGCATATTACCCACGACGACAACTCCGGTCATCATCATGTGCATACGGTCATGGACAATGGGATGGAGGAGCATAGTGACCATCCGTCTCGTGAGGAAGCCCATTACCACGGCGCGATGTCAGCTGGCGCGGGCGAGGGGAACTACCCGATGCAGCATGAGCCGCCCGATGGCGAGGCTCCGGATGCCGATGACTACGAAGTCGAACCGCTAGACCAAGCCTAATGATCAATATCGACCAGGCGTTGACGATCGACGGCTGGATGTCGCCGCAGGAGTTGATCTGGCTGGCTCGGCAGGCGAGGTTGCATCAGTGTATCGTCGAGGTCGGATCGTATCTCGGGCGGTCGACGAGAGCGTTGGCTGAGAATACTCCGGGTATCGTGTTCGCGATCGACGATTGGTACGGGCCGAGGGATGTGGATTGGCTCAAACTTGAGGACAGGGAACCATGCTTCCGAAAGTTCCTGATGAATATGCGCGGGCTGGAGACGAAGATCCGGATCGTTAATACGAATCATGCGTTAGCGAGTATCTCGAAGACGCCGGATATGGTCTTCATCGACGGCGATCATGAGTATGAGAGTGTGATCTGGGATATTGAGCGCTGGTTACCGAGAGTAGCTAAAGGTGGGATGATCTGCGGTCACGATGCGAATCATGTTGGCGTCGTTAAAGCATTGAGAGAGACGATCGGTTTGTACGACGTGGCCCCGGAAACAACGATCTGGTACCGAGAAATATGAACGAGACTGAATATCATCTGGCAAGAGACCGGGGAGCGAACGCTAGGAACATATTGGACCAGGCATTTGAGCAGTGTCAGGATGTACAAGGTAAAGTTACATTGTTCCACGCGATCTTACATATCAACGGTAGTTCTTGGTTAAGGAATCAAGATGCCTTTTTCGAGTAAAGCTCAGCAACGATATATGTACGCTCATAAAGACGATCCGAGCATGAAGAATGTTGATCTGAAGGAGTGGTCGGCGGCGACAGACTTCAAGAAACTGCCGGAGAAGAAGACGAAGAAATTTGCGCGGGGGAAGAAACGTGGCTAATCGTTTCGCGTTCGTTCCTAAGATGCAGGATGTGAAGGACACGGCGAAAGCCTTCGGGAACACGATGAAGACGTTCGCGATCGGGGACTTTCAGCAGCCGGATGAGCGGTTGTACCCGACTGGTCAAGGCCCGACCCCGCCGACGCAAACTCCGCAACCACCCGAAGCTTGGTATCGTTCCTATGGTCGTTACGCACCAGTGAAGAGGTAATCTTGGCTGAACCATTAGGTCTAGAAGAGACAGGACAGAACGATATTGAGATCGATTCCCCCGAGGAAGAACAGGGGTCGTTCGATTTCAATCTGATCGGTCAGGACGCCGCCTTTGACTACATCCCGGAACCCCATTATTTTGCTAATGACGTTTGGGTTCCCGAGGAATTCGAGGACGACCCCGATCAACCAAGAGATATCTCTCCGTTGTCCGAGGACGCTCGGAATGCGTTGATGACGTTAGACCTGATTGCGTCGAAAGCTGATGTCGCTCCACGCAGAATAGAGATCGAACAAGCATGGAAAGCGATCCATTATGATCGAGGTTATCAGTTTCTTCTCGGGAATCGCGCTGGCGGCTGGACTATTCCTGCTACTGGCACTGGGTACGGTGCGGGAGACCAAAAGTATAGATCACAACTGTATTCGACAAATGTCTACGGAGAGAAAAAGGAAATAATCGTAGCGGCTCTCGCCCGTGAGGTCCCTCGCGTCGAATTTTTCCCGGCGAACCCCGATCATGCACCAGACGATGATATGGCGGAGATCGCCGATGATCTGAAAGATATCTGGGCGAAGAATAATAATCTGCAATGCATTCTCCGGGATGCCGCTGGAATATTTTATAACGAAGATCGCTGCGTCTTCTGGACGAGATACGAGCTGAACGGCGATGAGTACGGGTACGAGGAACCGGGTGAGCCGGTCGTTCCCGAGGACGCTCAGTCTCCACCGGATCTCCCTACCGGGACGAACGAAGATGATCAATACCGGACGATGAACGAGTCGCCGGTAGATCGTCCCGCGCCCAGACGACCGCGTGGGCGGGTGAGAACGTCCGCTCTGGGTAAGCTGGACGTAAAAGTGCCCATCTACGTTGATAAGATCTCCGAGATGCCCGTGGTACAGCTTCATTTCGACCTCGATGTCTCGTTAGTCAAAGCTAAGTATTTTTGGATGAAGGATAAGATTAGGGGTGGAGGAGACGGGACAGGAGAGACAGAGTTAGACCGGATCGCGAGAGAAAATGTGCGACAGGCGGTACCGGGTCAGTACGTGACCGGCGACTCGATCAACCGTCATTGTGTTGATAAGCATTCGTATATACGTCGTAGCATGTTCTACGACGCCGAGGTCAAGGATGAGGTTCGTAAGGAGCTTCTTGAAAAGTTCCCGAACGGTTGCAAGCTGGTTAAAGCAGCTACTGAGTTCGTTTACGCTCGCAATGAGTGTATCGATGACCATATTACCATCGGACATCCTTTCCCTGGAAAGGGTCAGAATCGACGCGCTCTTGGAGAGTCTCTCCTCCCGATCCAGGATTACATCAATGAGTTAGTCAGTCTGGCACTGGACTTCGCCAAACGCACGGTAGCAAAGAAATGGATGGACTCGGAGGCGTTCAATGTTGAAGCGTTGCGAACGCAGAATAACGTTCCTGGCAGTATCGGTCCTTTCCAGCGTCAGCCGAATGTGCCTGTCGATCAACTTATATTTATTGAACCGACTCCTACCCCGCAGCCGTGGTTAATTACGTGGATCCAGTGGATTATTACGTCGTTGTCGGAACAAATATCGGGCGCATTGCCCAGTCTCTTCGGCGCCCAGATTACCGGGCAGGTTGGCTCGGAGGGTGTGGCTACGCAGCGGGATCAAGCTATGCAACGGGTGGGATGCCCGTGGAACGAGTTGCAGGCGATGTTCGCCTCAGCGGCTCGTCAGGCGGCGATGTTGACCGCGAAATGTGCGAACAAAGATATCAGCGATTTCATCCCCGGTAAGGGTCGGGTCGATATCCGACTCAACCAACTCAAGGGAGCGGTCCTCTGCTACCCTGAATCGAACCCCGAGTTTCCCGAGTCGTGGTCGCAGCGCGAGACTCGTGTGATGGAGATCGTCGATGCGGCGTTGAATTCTCCGTCAACTGAGTTCGCCAAGATAGTTCTCGACCCGAAGAATCTGAAGGCTATTAAGTCGGCGGTCCGGATGCCCGATTTCATTATCAAGGGTGCAGCGACGGTTGAGAAGACCGAGGCTGAGTTGGAGATATTGCTCAGATCAGGTCCGGTCCCGAATCCTCAGAAAGTGCAGGCTCAGCAAGTACTCGCCGAAGCCCAGCAGGGAATGTTACAACTCGGTGCCAAAGCAATGTCAGGTATGCCATTGGCACCCGATGAGCAGCAACAGATGCAACAGGGCCCGCAAATGATTAATCAGTTGAGTCAGCAAATGAGTCAGATGCCCGATCTCGTACCAACAATCCGCGCGGTCGAAGACGCTTCGGAGGATCATGAGACAGCGGCTGCGGTGCTGTTCGACTGGATGAACGGGCCTAATGGTCGTAAATTTAAGTATGGCAAGCCAGAACAGCAAGCCGCGTTCGAGAATGTGCATCTCTTGTGGCAAGAACACTCTGAGATCGATGCGAAGCTGAAGGCTGCTAATGCGCCTCCTCCGCCGATCAAGCCGCCCAGCATCAGCATCGCCGCTGATAAAATGCCGGCTGACGTGCAATCGCAGATCGTCGCTGCCGCAGGGCTGAACGCCCCGCCCTCGGACTTCGCGAACCACGCGTCGCAGACGATGAATAGGGATATTGCGAAGAAGATCATCCCAGACACCGTGTATTTGCAAGGACTTCATAAAGAAACTCCTACACCGCAGGGTGGAGAACCTCAACCGCGAAAGCTAAGGAAGTAAATGTGGGAATTGTTTATATCCATACGAATTTGCGTAATAACAAGTCCTATGTTGGGCAAACGTGGAATCCTCGTCTGCGAGAATTAGATCATCAAAATCCCAGTCGAAAATCGAACTTCTCCTCTGCCGTCCAGAAATATGGTTGGGATAATTTTATGCACTACTCATCTGATGAACTTTCTACCCAAAAAGAAATGGATAATTTAGAAGTCATTTGGATGATACTGCTTCAATCTTCAAATAAAGAATTTGGATACAATGTACGGCTTGGCGGGTCACACGGTAAACATAGCGAAGAAACCAAAGCTATTATTAGAAAGAAGAGAGCTTTGCAGGGTCCACCATCCGAAGAAGGACGAAGAAAAATTAGTGAAACGCATCGAGGGCGTAAATACGGGTTAGGATATAAGCATACACCTGAAGCTCGCGCCAAGATGAGTGCAATTCATAAAGGGTGTAAGCAGGATTCTAAGTGGATAGCAAAGCGTGTTGAAGCCCGCCGGAAAACTTTAGCCGAGAGAAAACTCAATGGCTAAGAGATTGGTGTGCTTATTGGTGAGACATGGAGAGACCCGTGCCAATGCAGCCAACGTTTTTAGGTCCCGCCTCGATCCTCCATTGAATAAAAACGGTGAAGACGAGGCGGAGAAGATCGGTCGGCGTATCGCGAAGCAATACACGGTCCGAAGGATCGTCGCCTCACCGATGCTTCGTGCGGTTCAGACAGCGGATATCATTGCCGAGCATTGCGGAGCGAAGGTTAGTCAGGATCGTGGTCTCATTTCCTGGAATTTAGGTTTTTTGAGCGGGAAGGATAAGAAAGAGTTTAGCGATGTACTTGATTACTTTATTGACAATCCGAAAGAGCCCGTCCCTGAGGGAGAGAGTCTTGATGATCTTGAGGAGAGAACGTGGGACTACTTTAAGGCCG